TTTCCCTCTGCATCATTTCCTTGTGCCTTTGCTTTCTTTTCAGAATATGGCTGATTGGCTGAACCCTTGAAATAAGCCTTTTCATTTCCATCATTCTTTCTTTTTCCGTCCTTTCATCCATCGCCTTGCCTTCCGTTCTTGCTGGTGGCGCTCGTGATATTCATACTCCCAATCTCCCCACGTGGGAGAAGTCCTAATAATTTTATGGTGCTCTCTATCGATCTTAATCAACCTTCGGCCTCCAATTCTTCTTTTGCCTCTTGAAAAGCTATGAGTTTATCAAGATACCAGCGGGCTTTTTTCAATGACTCTGCCCCGCCTTTATCTTTGTATCGGCAGATATATTTCAGGATATTTCCCCGATAATATTCATCGACTCCATCACCACAAACCGCATCTATGAAATCGATGGTTTCACCGCCTCCCGGCAGTTCATAATGCTTTGGATGGTTTACGTTGTCACAGCTCATTTATTCCCAACCCCCATCTTTGATTATCCCCATTGCCCGCCTAACGCCATAGGCAAAGCCTTTCTCGAAATCATCAATCGGGTTGCGGTAGTATTCTTTCAGAAATTCCTCCAGCAGTTCGGTGGCCTCCTGGACCTTTTCCGCCTTGCCATTGTTCTTGCCAATCTCGTACATTCTGCACAGAAAACCATCTTCTCTCTTATCTGCCATCCGAAACTCGCCTCCATTGTCTCGATACCTTAATTTCAGCTTCGTCAACTGAATTAAGCATTGCTATGGCCATGCTTTGCACAGTCGTCTTTTTCAAGGTCTCCGCATCGGCACCGGCCAGGCCAGCAATATGTTCCAAATATTTCCCCAGCGCCAGCCCTAACTCATACGAATCAAATTCCGCGCACTGCAACGTTACATTTTCGCTGTCAGTAGTATCAATGACTAATTTCATCCTTCGCCCTCCTATTCCATGCTTTTAATGCGTCCTCTCTGGTTTCATAATAGTCCAGCCTGCACCCGCAAACTGTACACTCTGGATAATAGCCGCCGTACTGAAGCCCTGCGCTTTCGCCGTAATGCGTATACACTTCTATACTGTCACTACCGCAAAATGGGCAAGTTTTATTCTCTGCTTCTTTAGGTTTTGAACGCCCATCATTTGCAAATGTTAATAACTTATCGCGTAAATACTCTTTATTAAATCCTCCGTACTCAGCTAGCAAGTCGATTATTTCTTCAAGTTTATTCTCTGCCATCTGAATCACGCCCTACCTTCCCAATCCAGCGATTGCACGCCTCGCCTCTTGCCCTTCGGCTCTGATTGCAGTGCTGGCACACTCCGATTTCGTCATCAATCAAGTCCAGCTTCTGCCAGAAGTAGCAGGTGCCGCATTTCTCGGCCATCCGTAGCTTGCAGCCCTTCATGCCTCTGCGATAATGTCCCATTTACTCACCCCGCTCGATAATCTTGAAGTCCCGGTAAAACTGCGATACCGTCAGCACCAGACAGACATCCTCACCTTTGGTGACAGTCAGCATATTCTCGCGGGCCTTGTTCTGCTTGAACTTCCAGCGCTCGCCTGGATTGAAGTGGACGCTTATCCCTTTACCACTTTCGGTAATGATGCTCATGCCATTTACTAAAGGTGTGCAAACTCCGCTCATTTTTCTTTCCTCCTATCTTCCTGTGCTGAAATCACGCACAGGCTCCAGATAACCAACATCGTAAGCAGTGACAATACATAGCCGACTGCTGCACCAATCAGATAATCTACCATCTTTCGTATACCTCCGTATATTTCAGGTAATTCCTGGGCATTCCGCACCGAAACGGAAGATAGCCATACATGACCATCATCAGATGGCCGTTGGTGCGCATCCACACACTGAGCATTGACCGGGTTATCTCCAGCTTGTCGGCGATTTCCTTTTCGGTCAGCCTCTTATTGATGCACTGCTGGATAAACTCCCAGCGTTTGCCGCATTCCGAAATCGTCATCCTCTCCAGCCTCCCTTATGCCATATATTTCCGCATATACTTCGGCATTATCGGGGAATATGGCAATGGCCCCACCTTATTCATCATCTGCAGGCCATGGCCCAGCAGGAAGTTGCGAACGCTCCAGGCGCTTTTATAGCCACAGTCCTTGATAATCTGTTCTTCCGTCTTCATTGCCCGGATGTCCTTGATGATTACCCGCCAGCGCTCAATCTGCCTTTCCTCGTAAGCATTGCTGATTTTTGTTTTTGGTGGTTCCTTCATGATTGATCCATACCATCTGGCCAATGTTTTGTGGTACGGGAGCTTCCCATATTTCTTGGCCATGTCAGCGCCATACTTGCTGATGAACTTGGTCACAGTGTCCTTGCTCAGGCCCATGATGACCGCGATTTCCTTCAGCGTATAGTTGTTTGCGCTGCCGATTAACTGCTGCAGGCTTTCCCAGCGACTTCGGCGGTCTTCTTCCGTGTTGGCCTTGGCAGCCACTTTGTGGGTACTATCATCCCCGCCCTGCATGATCTTTACCCATCCGCGGGCCTTGTATCCAGCAAAGATGCTCTCACTGTTGGCCGCCGCCTTGATGGGCTTGCCATCATACATGACTGGCGTGCCGGCCTTCCGGATGTTTTTGCGTCTTGGGTGTCGGGCCGCATATTCCAGCTCGGCTTTCTTGCTCCAAACCACCAACATGATTTTTATGCTCCTTTCTTGATGCGCTTGCCCCCATCTCTGATTTCATTGGAACGGTTGACCTCACAGAGGACCTGCTGGCGCTCATGGAAGCCTGCCCCTGCCTTATCCATGAAGCTTGTGATGGCCACAATGGAATCCGTGCACTCTCTGAGGAACTGGTGGCGGTCAGCTTCGCTTCCAGTCTGCTGCCACATGATATAGGCATCCGTCATTTCCTCGACTTCCTCGTTGACCTTATCTCTGTAATCTTCGAGGCTGCAGTTCTTGTAAAACTCCCCATTGCACGGTTTTGGCACCGCGCAGAGAAGGAAGGGCTTTTTCTTTTCCGTTTTCTTGACCGACTTCTTAATTTCGCTGATGTCGTTGTCAATTTTTGCCGTCCAACCCGCCAATGCTCTGACAGCTTTCCCCATGAAATAAAGCTCTTTCGTGAGGCTGCAAACTGCTGACCATGCCCCATGATTTTTCTGATGATTTTTCATTGTTTTTCCTCCCTTTTTCTCTCTAAAATTCACGATGCTTTCTTCTCCATTTTCAGGTTTTCCGTGATGGCTTTATAGCGACTTTTCGCCACTATCTTCTTGCTCATAATAGCGTCAACTTCTCGGCGAATTTCCTCATAGGTTTCCTTCCCATCGTGGACATTATCACTTATTTCTGCCACCATGTCATAGGCATCTGCAAGGCGCTTCTTTTTGAAATTGAATTCATCCAAAAGAGCCATGAAGAATGCGGCGCTCATCTGCTGCACACCTTTGAATTCAATCTGGCGGTAATGGCCGGCGTTCGGATCAGTTTCTGCGATGCCCACATTCAGCCCGATTTCCTCCTGCAGGAATTCCGCGATTTCCTCGACGGTCACATAGCCAGCGACGATGGCATCCATTTCCGACTGCATCTTCTCCCAGAGCTTTGCCAGTCTCACAGCCCCGAACTTATACCCGCGGTTCATTGCCAGGAGAAAGCACGCTGAAAGGTTCTGCAGCGTCTGCACCCGGCACTTATGATCGCGCTTCAACTGCTCCACCATGCTTTCCTTGACTGCCTGCCGGCCCCGCCTGTACTCGCGGATTGCCCTCTTATCGCCTGCACTGGCCTGTTTCTTGAGTTTCCGGTCTCTCTTTCTTGCAAAACTGCTCATTCTTCCACCTTCCTGTATTTTGCCGTGTTAGGTATTCGGTTAAATATACCCTCATTCTCACGAGGTTGCCCGCTGAGGGCCTTCCACCCTCTTTTGGGTATAGTTGTATACCCTGCCACTTTTCAAGGCCATTTTTACCCATCCAGCGGCGCTAAAATATTTTACCGGTTTTCCTGTCGATGATGGCAATCCGTCCGACTGCCTCGAAGCCATGCGCTCTGAGCGTTGCCCTGGCTGCATATATTGCCTCTCTTGCCCTTGCTCTCCACGCTTCCTTGGCTTCGTGGCTCATAGCCTCGCACGGTGTCGGATCTTTGTAATGCTCCGCATTGTACCCTGCCATTTCGTTCGCCTCGTTCTCTCAGAAAAGCTTGCCCTGCATTCGCTCCTTGTACATTTTCAGGAGTTGCGGATCCGGCTCATCCATGCCCAACGACATGGGAGTTATCCGGATGACCGTCCTCGGGCTGTCCTTGTCTATCCCCAATATCCGGCAGCCATCCAGCGACTTGACCAATCTGTCATCGGCAAGGAGCCACTGGCGTTTCAGCGTCTTCTTGTGGTCCTTGTGGGTGTATTCATCGCTGATGATGTCCTGCGTGGCCTGAATCAGGCCGTTTAAGTCGGGGAAGCCTCTCCTGTCCTGCAGCCAGTACATTGCAGTGAGTTGCACCGGCCCTGTGAAGTGTGGGAGCGATCCATCCCGCCGTTCGAGGAATTCCAGCTCCTTTCGGAAAAGTTTCTCGTAGTTTTTATATGCCTTGCTGGGTAATACCAGCGCCCTCCCTTTTACGAGGATGGGGCTGTTCTTCTTCGTGGCTGGGTGTCCTGGGATTACGAATTCATACGGCTCTTTGTCTATCAGCAAGTTATTGCTCCTTTCCGCCAGTCCTTACCGGCAAGGCTTACCATCTCACACATCCCGAAGACTCGGCTCATGATGCGCCGTGCCTGGGAATCATCCTCCACACCATCATCATCCTTGCAGACAAGGCGGGCGGCTATGCTCTCCGGATCATAATTACTCGTGATGATGGTCTGCAGCCCTTCGTTGTATCTGTGATTGAGCAGGCAGAATAACTGCTCACCCACCCACAATGTCATCCGCTCGGCTCCCAAATCATCGAGGATGAGGCAGGGGACCTCCAGCGCCGCCTTCATGACCTCGGCAGTGGTCTTCGTGTTGAAGCTCGCCCGAAGGTCGGCAAGGAAGTCGGGAACGCTGGAGAATAGCACCACCTGCCCCCGGCCTGCCTTTTCGTTGGCGATTACCGCAGCCAGTTTCGTTTTGCCTGTCCCCGGTGGGCCATAGAGGAAAATCCCTCTGTGTGGTTCCTGCAGGCTCCAGCGGGCGGCCTCCACCGCCATCCGGTTTTCATCGGTCAGGTGGTAGGTGTCGAAGGTGTCCCGCTGATAAGCGACTGGCACCTTTGCCCTGCTGAATAGTCTGGCCTGCTTTTTGTTCTCCCGGCGCTGCTTCTCCCATCTGCACATCCGCATTGCGGTGTAATACCTGCCGTTCTCGGGAGCTACCACCGGCACCATGCCGGGCACCTCCTGCCTGCACACTGCGCCTTTGCATCCGAAGCAGCACTCCTGCTTTGCCTCGATAGCCGCGATTTCATCCGCATGAAGCTCGAATTCACTCTCCAGCAGGTCGCTGTACTTCCCACGGTTTAGGTCGGTTCTTGACTTCTTCGATGTCGGCAAGGAGCTGCTTGAAGCTTTCGGAATGTTCGCCTTTGCCCTTGCTGCGTTGATTTTTTCCACGAGTGCCTTGAAGTCCTCGTTCATTGGTCTTGCTCCTTTCCGGCTTCTCTGCCTTGAATCCATTGCGTTCCCAGGCTTCGAGAATGCTCTTGATGTACTTCACGGAATGCCCATTGTTCATGGCCGTTTCTTTGATGGCCTCTGTCAGCCAGTGTTCCCCATAATGGTCCAGCAGGTCTGTGAGGGTGTCTGTCTCTATCTGCCCTGTGATGGGATGGATGTTGTTCTCAAAGAGGGTGAACACGTTTGCAGTCGCTTCGTCCTTATCCGCGAGTTCTGCTTCTTCGTCCGGCTGATTTTCTTCCGGGGGATTATAGGGGGAACTACAACAACTACTAATACTTTTATTTACTTTACTTTGTGTACTTTCCCCACGGCTTAATGCTATATACTCAGGGGTTATCTCGGTGTTTCCCACCCGCTTAATCCCATCACTTGTGGCATTAAACACCTGTTTAACTGTTTTAGGCGGGTTTATGTACTCAAAACGGCTTTCTTTGATGCCATCTTCCGGGGTAACCATGCAAAACTCTTTGACCATTTTGACCTTTTTGCGGTACTCGCAGGCCCGTAAATAGCGGGTTTGGATGCCGTGTGATGTCAAAATCCCGAAAAGGTCAAACTTTTCTTTGTCGAAGAAACCATAGTTTAACAGGTGGGAAACTACTTCACTTATGGTATTAACAGGGAGGTTAATTCTTTGACTTGTGGAGTAAAGCTCCAATTCGTCCCAGGTTAAGTAGTAGCCATTGCGGTATATTGCCATGAGTAAATGGATGATGGTCGCAAAGCCTTCCTGACCACATTTTCCTACTACGAATTGAACTCGCTTGTCTTCTGCCATGTCCACATCCAGTGGGAAATAATCCAGCCCTTCTTTAAGTGGCCTAGCCAAAATGGTCACCTCCTTTCTGCCACATCATGCTATTCCTCAATAGCTGCCGGAGTGGTCTGCTCAGGAGCTTCCCCATTAAAGAGGTTCTGCTGAGCACGCTCCCCGCTAAGGTAACGCCTTGCTTCCTTCTCCAGCGCCCACAGCTTTTTAGCCGTGGCTGGCGTAAAGCATTTCTGCTCATCCTTGCCGCCCTCGTAGCATTTCATGAGTGGCGTGGAAATCGTGGTTTCCTTGCCGGTGCTGGGAATGAGTACGCGGGATGTAATCACGGCACCCATTCGGCCATTGGCGTTGTAGTTGAAGGCCACTGCATAGGGAATGAGGCGGGCAGTCATTTCATCCGGCAGGTCCAGAATAACCTGCACTGAGCTTCTCAGCTCGTTCAAGGTTTCATAGAAAACAGGATCGGCCGGCTCTGAGAAAATGCCGCTCAACTGGTCGGCGCTGGTCTCCGTCTGATTGGTAAAATCAATCTTGATTTTGCCCTTGTTCTCCATGTATTTGATTTTGTCGATGGTAATACTCGTGTTTTCCAAATCAATAGCCTCCTTAGTCGATGCCCGCCACATAAACTGGCTTCCCGGTTAATGCTTCAATTTCTTCTTTGAACCATATGGGATTAGCGTTCCCTTTTGATAAATGAATCAGCCAAATTTCTTTGACCTTCGAGAGGTCATTTGCCGCAAAGAATTTCTTGAGGTTTTCCAGTGAAAAATGACTTTGCCTTAATCTCTTTTCCAGTGATTTCGGCAGGCTGCCATTCTGCACATTTTCTTCCAAAATCTCATTGGCATAATTGGCTTCAATCATGATTTTTGTCAGCCCTGGAAATTTGTAATGCAGATAATAGGTATCTGTGGCATATAACAGCCGGTCTTCCCCATCATCCAGCAGGAATCCTAGCGGCTCGGCTGCATCGTGCTGGGTGTTGAAAGCGCTTACCGTCATGCCATCAATCGAAACAGATTGACGGTCTTTCATGATGTGCAGGCGGTGGCCTTCCAGCCCTTCGGCTTCTGCCGTTCCTGCGCTGGTATAAATATCAACGCCCCGCTTCATGAAGTCCTTGGCGGCCTTCACATGATCCTGATGCTCATGCGTGATAAATATGGCATCCGGCTGGCAAAAGCGGCTCAGCAGTGCAATCCGGCGGTAGGATAGGCCACAGTCAAGCATGATCATGGCGTTCCCACTGTTTACCAGATAACAATTCCCTGTACTTCCGCTGGCAAGGATTGTTATATCCAGCATTTAGAATCCCGGTCCTTCCATCAAATCGCCCTGCACTGGAGCTTCTTCCTGTTTCTTGGCTTCGGCCTTCTTCTTTGGCTGAACCTTCACAGGTTCCGGCTCAGGCTTGTTGACTTCCGCTTCCACCTGATTGAGGTCATCGATGGTAACTTTCTTGCCGGCCGTGATAGCTGGTGCCGGAGCTTCCGGAACGAATTCTTCACGATTGGCGTTGGCTCTGATTTCTTCCGTCACGTTGATGGGCTCGGCATCAATCACTTCGTCCACCGTCTGCAGCCCCATGGAAATCTCCGGTGCCGTGGTACGGATGAACCAGCTTGCTGCACGATAGCGGAGCATCTGCTGAGGCATCGTCTGCCACTTGCTGCCACCCTTGGAATACCAGCCCTCTTTCTTGGCAATGCCGATAGTGATTTCGGGCCCTTCGAGGATTTCCCCGGTGGCAAGCTCCTTCGCCCATGCGATGCAGCCCCAGGAATCCGTGCCTTTCTCGCCGGTCTCCTTGTAGTGGATGCTGGAATATTTTCCGCACTGGTTGAAGGTGGCGATCATGAACTTGGCGCTCCATGCCGGATTACCGTGGACGACATAAAGATTTTGGGCCACCATCATGACATCGGCGTTCATGCGCTGGGCCATGTTGACTGCAATCACACAGTTACCGAAGTTCTCAGGCCCACGGTACTGGGCAGGCATGAGGCTCGACTGGTTGAACATCTTGCTGATGCGCTGGAGCAGGTCGAAGGCTGCCATCGACTGGAAGCCGGGGGTTAAGTCGTTCTGTACGGTCTGAATTTCGTTTGCCATTTTCGTTTCCTCCTATTCTGGCAGATGGTTAATCTTCTATCTCGACTGACAGGGAATCATGGCCCCCATCAGCTATGAGCTTGATAAGCTGGGCATCGACTTCCGGCAGGCTGGTGTAGCTTTCGCAGTCATCGATGAATACTGGCAGGCTGATGCCGTAATACTTGCTGAGTGCGTTCACGATGTCCAGCGCCGCCCTCATGCGGTTGCCTTTGTTCAGGCCATCGCTGAAAGGTACGCCATCGATGATGGGCTCACAGCACTCATCAAGGGCACCGTTGATTTTCTGCTCGAACATCTTCCACTTCACATACTTGAAGTGACTGTTGATGTTGTCTTCGGTGGCTCTGACCTTGGCACGCAGGAAATCTTCTGTGAGGAAAAGCATCTTTTCAAGGCCGGAGTACATCTTGCCCAGATATTTCTCGCGGTCCTTCAGCTCCTCGATGCGGGCTTCAATGCCCTCATTCTGCTTGATGGCTGCCAGCTTGTCCTGGCGCTCCGAAATCTCAGCACCAATCTTTTCGATTTCTTCTTCAAGGGCTTTGATTTCATCGACGTTATCCTTGTGCTCGTTGGCGATGCTCTTGAGATTGAAATCAAACTGCTCTTTGAGTGTGATGTATTCCGGATGCTTCTCGGGCTCGGGCTTGCTTACACCATCGAGAACGGCCTGAGCTTCTGCCAGTGGTGCCGAAAGTTCTTCGATGCGGGCCTGCTTTTCATCGTTGGCAGTTTCCAGCTCGGCAATCTTGTCGAGGTCTTTCTGCTTGTCGGCCATGATGCGCTTGCCCTTCTCCTGGATGGCCTTGAGCCGTTCTGCCTTATTGAGGTTGAACTTCTGGAGCTCTGCTGCCCGGATGCTTTCGAGCTTGTCTTCTGGGAGCTTCTGCCCGCAGCAGGGACAAATATCGCTAATGTTGTCGGGGAAGGGCTCGCCGTGGATGGTCCCCCACTGTTCCCGGAGATTGGCAGCCAATTTGTCGGCGGTTTCCGTCATGCCCTTGGCTCTGTCGATTTCCTGCTGGTTCCGTTCAATCTCACGGCCTAGCCGTTCAATCTCATAGCGGCATCCGTTGATGGTTCTCTCGGCTTCGCTGGCCTTGCGGTTATAATCGGCTTCAATCTCAGCCTTAAACTTGGTCATTTTGGCCTGAATCTCAGCATTCTGCTGCTGGATGGTGGCTACTGCTCCACCGTTCTTGATGGCCACCAGCGCCGCCTGCCGGTCTCCCTGCACGCTTTTCAGCGCCTTGATGTCATCTTCGAGTGCTTGCTTGTTGCCGATAGCCTCGGCCTGCATCCCGGTGAGTTCATCAATTCTGGCGGGGATGGTCTTGGCTTCCTCGTTGTTCTTCCGCATCTTGCTCTGGATGACTTTCCGATATTCGGAAATGGTTTTGTTCTCCAGCTCCTTCTTCAGCGGTTCAAACTTCGGATTGTCAGCAATAATCTTTTCGTCCGGTGTCTCGCCACACATCTCCATGAGCACCTTGCGGCGGTCCTGCCACTTCACATTGGTGCAGAAGTGCAAAGGCATCGAGAGAAGCTGGAAGGTGTCATCCCCATTTACCAGGTCACTGACTTTGCGGTCATACTCTTTCTTGGAGAGTGGCACGCCATCAATGGTGTAGGTGGTAGTGTGGCCTTTGAATTCACGATCGGCAGCCCCGCGGTGCTTTTCCCACTTCTCTTTAAATTCCCGGCGCAGGATAACATGGATGCCGTTGTCCTTCTCCAGCTCGACTTCCACCGCGTGCTCCACACCGCCATCATTCGGCGTGCTGCCATCTTCGGCACGCTTCTTAATCTGGGTGTCGATAGTCTTGCCATCAAAGCCCTTGCCGGTCATGCACCATGCATAAGCATCCGCCACAGTGGTCTTGCCGGTGCCGTTCTTGCCCCGGACGGTCACATCTTTGCCCTTGGGCGAAACATCCATCTTGTCGAGCCCTTTGAAGTGATTAATGAATACTCTGCTCAGTCTCATCGTCTTGAGATCCCCTTTCTTCTCGCATACTGCCTTGTGAAGATGTGGCTCATAACCCTTTCCTCACAAAGTTTGTCATCGTGGCAAACAGGTGACATTCGCCGCCCTGTCCAAATCTTGTCGTAAGTCTCGCCTTCCTCGAACTGCCGCCCGCAGCGGTAGCAGACAGGTCTCGGTCTTCGCATTAATCAACATCGCCTTTCTTCACCCAGTAACTAATCTGGAGTTTCTGCCCCGGCTGGATGTGCCCGGAGTTGCCATTCTGGAGCTCAGTGTTCTGTTCAATAATGCCTTGCTCGAATTCGAGGATGTATCTCCTGCCACCAGTGTTTTTCTTCAGGTATTCCTCGGCAATGTGCCGCAGGGTGTCTCCCTTCTGCACGGTGTAGGTTTCCGTGATAAGCTCCTGGTCTCCCTCGTAGAAGCCTGTGAGCACCACCGCCGCCCCGATAAGGGCCGTGCCGATGAAGAACTTCTTCAGGGCATCTTCAAGCCCACGCTTTCTGTCGCGCTGTTCCTTAATCTGCTGAGTGAAGTCTCGCATTTATTCCCCTTCTTTCCCCGGCCTGATGGCCTCCAATACTTCTTTGCGGGTAAGCCCTGTCATTTGACAAAACGCTTTGATGTAGCAGCTCCCCCGCCGTGGTGTGATGAAGCCCTGGGACTCTGTGAAGGCATTGACCTTCTGCACGATTTCCCCGGCCTTGCACCGCTTATAGCCTGTGATGGTCATCACATCGGCTATGTTCATGAGCACACAGCTCTGTTGGAGCATTGCCGCCTCCCCCTTAGTCGCAAAATGCGTGTTTATCAATGAGCAACGTGCAGCCATCCACCTTGAAGCTCAGCTCGTACCCTTCGCTGGTCCTCACTGTGAAGGAGCCATTGCCACTATAGAAGGTCACATATACTTCCAGCGTATCCATGACTTCCACATCCGCCTCGAGGTGCCCGGCATCGGTGCCTAAGTCATAGGAAACATCTCCGGCTTCAATAATGGAAATGTCCTTGTCTGTGAGCAGGGCCCGCAGGTTCAGGTTCAGCTCGTTGGTATCGTTGTAGCCCAGCTTCTTGGCTTCGCCTGCGCGGAGCTTAAAAATTACGGTCATGCTCATGGTTTATTCCTCCTTATGCAGTCCGTTCGATGACTGGCAAAATGCCCTGCTCTTTCAGCTTCTCATACAGGAACAGCCGCCCTTTCTGTGTCCACTTCGTATTCATGGCCACATCATCGCGACCATCTTTGTGCTTGAAGTTGACTGTCTCGGAATGGGTATAGCCTTTGGCTTGATATTTGCTGTACAGGAGCCATTGCCGCCCCATCTTGTAGATGATTTTCATTTCGTGGAGCTTTTCATTCATAGCAACACCGCTCATGCCGTAATCTTTCGCAATGGCTGTGATTGGTACAAGCCCTTTGTTTTGCAGAATCATGTCGGTGTAGTCGGCTTTCGGTTTTAGCTCCCCGATAATCTGCTCTTGCCTTGCGTTGTTCGCCTCCAGCAATGCCACCTGCTGGCGATGGGCCTTTTGTTCTTCTGCCCACTTCAAGGCTCTGGCCACTGGGTCGGCTATCATGTAACTATCGCTTGACTGCTCTTTCAGCCGCTTTTCCATTTCGTTGAATGCCTCGATGTAGCGGATTTTCCACTGCATCGCCTTGGCTCCAGTAAAGCCCATCACCAAAAGGCTGAATCCGTCGCGGTTCATCAGGTACATGGGATATTGCTTGCCTCGGTTCTCGTAGGTGGTTTCGTAGAAAAATCTCGCGGCCGAATTTTCGGCTGCCAAAATCTGCCGGATTGAATCCAAAACGTGTTTGTGGTCTTTCTCGAAAATGTTTCCCACCTTGAGGGAATCCGTAACCACCTGCTCATTCTGAACTTCCACCAATTCCTCAATGTCGGTGTTTGCAATCGTCATTACTTTCATGTGAAACTCCTTTCTTGCAGGGAAATACCTGACTTTGTCGAACCTCCATATCGAAAGGAGGTGATAATAATGACAAAAGTCTATGCGTGTCTTGTTGGCAAATGGGTTTGTCTAAATGACGATGATGGTTGCGTCATTGGAGAAAATCATTTGCCTCCGGCTCGATGGTGGAAAGAAGATGCCCCCATCTACGCTCCATTTAAGCCGGATAAGGAAAACTCTCTTTACAGCACCCCTTATGTAAATATCAGCTACAAGGGGAAAGATTACAGAATCAGTCCTATGTTTATTCAGATTGTTTCTGAACCAACTTAGAATACGGTTCATCTAAAAGTTCATGCCGTAAAGAAATGTTTAAGTTTTCCATGTCAGAGCCGTCAAGCATCGTCTTGGCGGCTTTCGTGCTATACGCATGCTTGATAATCCCCGAAATTCGCGCCCATTCCATGTCTGTCAACGTTGCTACTACCGGTAGAATGGTGTTTATTGCCTGCTCCAAATTGGTGTTAACGGTTGTCTGTGCTTTCATGCGAAACTCCTTTCTTACCTAACACCATAGGTGTGATTTGTGGGGTTGCACTCCGCATAAACGCTGTACTGGGTTATGGTCGGTTTTTCCCCACCTTTGATATAGATGCACCCCTCTTTGTCGTGATACTTGACTTCGTTTTCTGCATCAGCTAACAGCCGCCGTAATTCGTCAATGCTGATTTGTAAGCCGTGCTCTGTGTACTTCATGTTTATGCCTCCTTTGTAGATTGTAAATCTACACTATTCGCAAAAAAAATCATATCTCTTTGCTCCTTGCTCAGATTGAGCAGGCTTTTCAGCTTGGCGATTTCGCTGGCCTTAAACTCCACTTTATTATGGAGTTTGTTGAACAGTGTCGTTATGCCGATGCCCAGAATCTTGGCCACCTTTTCGCGGTCAAGGCCTGCCCGCTTGATTGCATAATCAAGCTCCAGTGTGTTGGTCATTGGTATGCTCTCCTTTCTTTATGTTGATTTTCCGTCTACACGCATATAGTATCATTTTGTAGATTTTCTGTCAACACTTTTTTGTAAAAAAAATATAAAAATGTTGATTATGAATCTATTTTCCTATAAAATCAATATAGAAAACTGTATTTATACTGGAGGGATTAAAGTGCTAGAGTTATATGCAAACATCAAAAAATTTAGAGAGGCCCGTGGGATGTCTCAGGATGAACTGGCTCGGTTGGTAGGTTTCAAGTCGCGCAGTTCCATCAACAAAATTGAGTTAGGCGTGAATGACCTTACTCAGTCCAAACTTGTAGCCATTGCAAACGCACTCCATACAACGCCTGCCGTTCTAATGGGGAATGATGCTCAGGTCGAGCCGCCTGTCACCACTCCCCCGCCGAACGCCATCCCCCTGGACACCTACACATACAAAATCCCCCTGCTGGGCAGAGTAGCCGCAGGGGAACCGATATATGCAGACGAGCATATTGAGAGCTATGAATATATAGACAGCCGGTATAAAGACGATGGCAACGAGTATTTTG